CTTTAGCTGGTTTGCCTCATAAGGATAAGTTTACTCGACTTGGTGAAATAGAACGTGCTTCTAAAAATACTCCAATTCAAGGATCAGGTGCTGATATGATTAAACTAGCATTAGCTTTAATTATAGAACAAATAAATGAACATAAACTTCATAATAAAGTTAAAATAGTATCTCAAGTTCATGATGAGATAAGTTGTGAAGTAAGAGATGATTTTGTAGCTTTATGGATAGAATTACAAGAAACTCTTATGTTAAAAGCTGGTAGAGTTATATGTAAACAAATAGATATGAATGTAGATTATTCAGTATCAGATAAATGGAGTAAATAATATACTGGTAACCTCCAGTAAAATAAAAGAATAATTATAATGATGAAGACGCGGTGATTGTCTAATACTGGGTTTTTTGCGAAATTTCAGAACTGATACGTTACGGTCTCAGGGCATAGCGACAGTAATTAATTATAATTAGTGGGAATATAAGTAAAAGTGGAAGTTTTTTGAGTAAATCTCTTCTACATGGGTGCTTATATTCTCACATCTTTTATTTATTAAACAATATAGAAAAAAAGGTGTCTGAGCGTTGGTGGTTATTAATGTAATATACCCTGGACCCACACACTGACTTAATAGAGGATGGAAAAAACACATGCGTTTACGCAACCTTTACCTTTTTTTCTTTTTTAAAAATAAATAATTATGGAAAAAACAACAAAAATTAGTTTAAAACTTTTAAAGGCTAAGTTAACTCAAAAGCCAAAGAAGTATATACAAAAACTGCAACAAAAATTAGACAAACTTATAAATCAAAACAAATAATTATGTCAAAAAAAAGAGCAATAAAAATCTGTAAAAATATTATACAAACATTAAATAAAGGTGTAAGTAAAACATGTACTAAATTTTCTCAACCAATGTTTGATAGACCAACTGTACGTGTGTCTGTGCTTAAAAGACAATTAAAGAAATTAGTTGAAAAATATAATTTAAAAGAAGAAGAACTATGTTAAAAAAAGAATTTGAAAATAAAGATAAAGTGCAAATGGAGCATATTCAAGCTTGGATTAGTAAAGGTATGTGTGGTACTTCAGTAGCTGCTACAGGTGTAGGTAAAACTAGAATGGGTCTTTTGGCAATAGATCAAGCTTTAGGAAGTGATCTTAATGCTACTGCTTTAATTATTGTTCCTACTGAAAATCTTAGAGACAATGAATGGATAGATGAATTAAAAAAATGGAAATTATCTCATTATAAAAAAAGAATAGAATTTCAATGTATTCAGACTGCATATAAGTATGAAGAACATCATTGGGGTATAGTAATAGTTGATGAAGTACATACTACTTTATCTCCTGAATATAGAAAATTTTATGAAAATAATTCATGGGATTGTTTATATTGTTTAACTGCTACTGTACCTGAAAATCCTGAATATAAAAAGTTTTTAAAATCTATTGCTCCAATTGTAAAAAAAACTACTTTAGATGATGCACTTGATGAAGGATTAATATCTCCATATGAAGTGTATAATTTAGGTATTAGTTTTACACCAGAAGAAGCAAAAGAATATAATAGAATTGACAAACTATTTATATTAGCTCAGAATAAATTAGGTGGTCCTTGGGAAGCATTTAAGAATGCTACTAAATGGCGTACTTCTAAAGATAAAGATGAATCAAAATGGGCTAATATTTTCTATATTATGATGCAAAAACGTAAACAACTTTGTTTTAATGCTTCTGGTAAAATAGATATAATTGAACAAATTGTTAATAAGTATTCTAATAGAAGAGCTTTAGTATTCAGTGAATCTATTAAATTTGCAAGTACTTTACAGGAAAGACTTGATGATCAGTGTGTTACATTTCATTCCAAAATGAAGAAAAAAGAGCGAGAAGATGCTCTTAAATTATTTGGTGATGGTCGTACTAAAAAAAGAGTTATATCTTCTGTACGAGCTCTAAATCAAGGATTAAATGTACCTGAATGTTCTTTAGGCATATGTGCTGCTGGAAGTTCTAAAGCGTTAGACAATGTTCAAAGAACTGGTAGAACTTTAAGACTGCAAGAAAATAAAGTTGCAATATATTTTAATTTATATGTTAGAGGAACTCAAGAAGTTAAATGGGTTAGAAAACGTACTAAAAATGAATATGATACTAAATGGATTGATAATTTAAATGATATATAATGAAAACAAGCTGGGCAATTAAAAAAGTTGGTGAGCAATTAATAAAATTACTTACTGAAAAAAATCTAGATTATGGAGATTCTGCTACTCGTGGCGAGACTATATTTGCATCAAAAATAAATATGGATAGTATGACTCCTAAACAATTTGGATTATGTTGTCGTTTAGACGACAAATTAAATCGCATTAAGAATCGTGGTATAACTAAAAATACTATTGATACTTTATGGGATATTGGTGGATATATAATATTACTTTTAATAACTTTTAACTATGATAAAAACTATAATACAAGCGTTAAAGAAGAACTTGACAAGATTCAAGACGAGTAAAGGGTATACTTTACACAAAGTTAGATCTTTTGTAGAAGAAGAAGATCTAGAATTAGAAAATAGAAAACAAAAGGCATATTTTGAAGAAAGTATGGATTTTGAAGAACCTGATTGGGAATGGATTAATGATTGTAGAAGAGGAAGATGATAGCATTCGGTAATCCTTTTATAGAAGTTTTGATAGATGCAAATCTAACTTTAAATCAATACTTTGTATTATATTGTCATGTTTATGAAAAAGAAGATTTAATTAAAATGTTAAAAATAGATTCAGAAGAGTATCATAAACTAATATCTTTAGGATACATAGCTAATTTTAAATCTAAAGATCCTACTCGAAGAGGAATTAGATTTATAAAAGAATTAGTGGATAGTTTTGCAGATGCTAAAGCAGATAATATATTTCTCGCTGAGGAAGATTTAGTAGATTTGTCTGAAAATCCTTATGAAGAAGAATTTGATTTATTTTATAAAACATATCCTCAATTTGCAACTAGACCTAATGGCAAAAGGGCTAGTTTAAAAGAAGGTAGAAAAGAGTCTAAAGGATTATATGTAAATATTGTTCAAACAAGGCAAATAAGTTGTAACGAATTACAAAATACTATAGAATATTATGTAACTCAAAAAGAAGCAAGAGGTGATATGCAATATATTAAAACTTTAAAGAATTTTTTAAAGGAAGATATATGGAAAGAGTATTATGACGAAATGAAAACTGGTAATAATAATAAAAAAAATGTAAATTATGGCGGAAGACTCATATAATCCAATTAGGGCTTTAGAATATAGACATATTTCTGGTCCGACTGATGAAATTTTAGAATATATAGAAGAACGTAGAAGTGGTAAGCTATCTTCTTTAAAGACTCGTTGGGATAAATTTGATAAAGTCAGTATGGGTGGTATAGATTGGAATACTATATTTACTATAGCTGGTATGTCAGGATGTGGTAAATCATCTATTGCAAATGAATTAGAAACAAGTTTATTTGATTCTAATCCTGGAGAAAGTTTTTCTGTATTATCTTTTAATTTTGAAATGCTAGCTATGAAACAAATAGGTAGAAAAATTTCCTCTAAAGTAACTAAAACTGTGAGTGAATTATATTCTGCAGTTGTTCCTTTATCTGATACAGATTATGATAGAGCAAAAGAAATAGCTAACTATATGTCTGGTAAATATGATATATATTATGTAGATATTCCTGGTACTGTAGAAGAAATTTATGATACAATTAGAAAATTTCATGCTGAGCAACAAGAATTGAAAGGTGATGATGTTGGGACTGTTATTTTTTTAGATCATACTTTATTAACTAAAGGTAATCAAAGACAAAGCGAGAGAGAGCTTTTATCTAAACTTTATAAAATGTTTATGTATGCTAAAAAACAAATGAAATGTATATTTGTAGCATTAAGTCAACTTAATAGAGAAATAGAATCAGCAGATAGAATGTCCAATCCTATGATTCATTATCCAATGAAGAAAGATATATTTGGTAGTGACGCTGTATTTCATGGCTCTGATTATGTACTTATATCACATAAACCTTATATGTTAAATTTACAAACTTATGGTTCTAATAATTTACCAATAGTAAATCCATTAAATTCACAACAAGCAATGGTATATTGGCACTTAATTAAGAATCGTGATGGCGAGAGTGGCCTTGTTATAAGTATGGTAGATAATCTTAAATTTAATAGAATAGATGAATATTATGAACCTGGTAAAATAAATTTTAATATATAAATAATAAACAAATAAAATAATGGCACAAGAAATTTTAATAATCGGAGAAAGTGGTTCAGGGAAATCCACTAGTTTAGAAAACTTAGACCCTGGTAAAACATTTATAGTTAATGTTGCAAAGAAGCCTATGCCTTTTAGAGGTTGGAAAAATA